GCAATAAGAGCATTGAACCCAGGTTATGCTGACTCTTGGTATCAAAACAAATTAAGAAATATGAGAAAGCAAAGAACCGCTGACTACTTTAATACAAAGTATAATCTAAACGTAGTGGATTTTGATGTCGCAGATAGCTTTGGTATTGCACATTATGCTAATAAAGTGTTAACAGAACGATGATCTGCGAACACGTATATAAAGATTTAGGCACAGGCATGTGCCCTAAGTGTGGAGCAGACGCTCACGGAATCGATTGGAAAAAACAAAATGAGTTGCGTGAACAATGGCTTAAGGACAATCCAGATGCTGGATATGGTGGGTGGATGTCAATATGAAGCTATATCAAAGTAAAGATTGGCTACATAGAAGATATGTGGTTCAAAAGAAAACGGTAACTGAAATTGCCGAAGAGTGTAAAGTCTCTGCTATGACCATACAGAGATACCTAGAGAAGTTCCAATTAATTAGGAGGCGGTAATGTTAAGGCCAGTATTTCCAGATGTAAAGAATTTTAATTGTAGTGACTTATATCTTCAGTCTACAGGTGCGCCAGCGGGTGGAAAAATATGGAGAGCTTGTCATGAGATTGCCCACATGTTAATTGAAAAAAATATATCATATGGCAACTCAGCATTAGATCCAATTAGAATATTTTCAACGGCGGATTCAACAGAGCAATTAAAAGTTCGTATTGATGATAAATTAAATAGGGTAAAGAATAACCAAGGCTTTGCTGGAGACAACGATATCGATGATTTAATCGGATATTTAGTCCTATATAAGATTGCTAGGGCTAATTCTGATTGACATTTTAGTCGACTGAAAGTATACTGTATTAATGAGCGAAATAGAATTGTCAGATCATTTTGACAGAATGAACAGGGTTGTTGAAGAACTTCTAAAAGGAAGCACCCCCACACAGATTGCCACCACTACAGGAATACAGCGCAAAGAGGTCGTTGAGCTAATCGACGACTGGAAAGACGTTGTGCATAATGATAGCAACATCAGAGATCGTGCCCGAGAGGCTATCTCAGGGGCGGATCAACACTATGCCATGCTTATCAAAGAGGCGTGGAAGACTGTAGAAGATGCAGATCAGTCTGGACAGCTAGGGATAAAGTCTGGCGCATTAAAACTTATTGCAGACATAGAGACTAAAAGAATTGCAATGCTTCAATCAATTGGCGTACTTGAAAATAATGAAATTGCATCGCAGATTGCAGAGACAGAACGTAAGCAAGACCTTCTTGTTAAAATTTTAAAAGAAACTACATCAACATGCCCTAAGTGTAAGATGGAAGTAGCAAAGAGATTGTCCCAAATAACTGGAGTAATCGAGTCAGTCCCAGTAGAGGAAGCCGATGTCGTTTGATTTCAGTGACCTTATCGATATGCTTGACGGAGAGGAATTCGATGAAAAACCAGTCGATCTTAAAACGTTTGTTAGAAGTCCAGAATACCTTGGGCTTCCAGAACTTTCCGACTATCAATACACGCTTATCGAAAAAAGTTCGCAGATCTATAAAGAATCAACCCTTATCAAATTATTCGGAGAAGAAGAAGGAAGAATAAGATTTAAACAAACTGCAAATGAAGTAGTTGCTCAGCTAGGCAAAGGCTCAGGAAAAGATTACTGCTCAACTATTGCAACTTCATATATAGTATATTTACTATTGTGCTTAAAGGATCCAGCTACATATTACGGTAAGCCCCCAGGAGATAGCATTGATATTATTAATATTGCTATAAACTCACAACAGGCAAGCAACGTATTCTTTAAAGGATTTAAAACAAGAATTGAAAGGTCGCCTTGGTTTGCTGGAAAATACACAGACAAGGCTTCAGAAGTTAAGTTTGATAAAGCAATCACCGTGCACTCGGGACACTCAGAGCGTGAAGCATGGGAAGGATATAACGTAATTGTAGTTATCCTTGATGAAATCTCGGGCTTTGCAATTGAAAATACAACAGGACACGATCAGGCAAAAACAGGTGCCGCTATATATGATATGTACCGTGCATCAGTAGATTCTCGTTTTCCAGATTTTGGTAAGATTATTCTTCTTTCCTTCCCTAGATATAAAAACGATTACATTCAGCAAAGATATAACGCCGTAGTTGCTGAGGTTGAGACGGTAGTTCGTGATCATCAGTTTAAAATGGACGAGGACCTTCCAGACGGAACAGAAGGCAATGAGTTTGAGATTCAATGGGAAGAAGACCATATAATTTCATACAAGATTCCTAGAGTATACGCTTTAAAAAGACCAACTTGGGAAGTTAATCCAGTAAGAAAGATTGATGACTTCAAGGTTGCATTCTTTACAAACCCTCTTGATGCATTGTCACGATTTGCGTGTATGCCACCAGATGCTATAGACGCATTCTTTAAATCAAAAGAAAAAGTTGAGAAAGCATTTAACAAGGCACACATAGCCGTAGATAACTTTGGTAGACTAGAAGAATGGTTTATACCAGATCCAGATAAAGAATACTTTATACACGTGGACCTTGCTCAAAAGCATGACCATTGTGCAGTTGCAATGGCACATGTTAACAAATGGGTTAACGTAAAAGTGACAGACACTTATTCTCAGCCAGCACCAATTGTTGAGATAGACGCTGTTAGATTCTGGACCCCAACAAAAGATAAGTCAGTAGACTTTACAGAAGTCAAAGACTATATTCTTTCATTAAAAACACGAGGATTTAAAATTCGTGTATGTACCTTTGACAGATGGAATTCACATGATATGATGCAACAACTAAAACAATACGGCATTAATACAGAAATTCTATCTGTCGCTAAAAAGCATTACGATGACATGGCAATGATTGTTGCCGAAGAAAGAGTCGTTGGTCCACATATTCCATTATTAATTGATGAGTTATTGCAATTAAGAATTATGAGAGATAGAGTAGACCACCCAAGAAAAGGGTCTAAGGACTTAGCAGACGCAGTTTGTGGAGCTATTTATAACTCAATCAGTAGAAGTAAATTTGATTCTAATGAGGAAGTAAACATTCACACATACGACTCAATGAGTTACGACAATGATTTTGGGAAAGAGGCAGACGGAGAAACAACTTCCTACAATATGATTAGGGCTCCAAGAATGCCAGAAAACTTAAAAGACGCAATGGACAGGATGCAAATAATATGAGCACGTATCAAGAAAAAGCAAAACAATGTAAGTGTTGTGGCAAACACGTTCCGCTTCCGACTGTATTAAAAGAATATAATGGAACAGTTCTTTGTCCCACTACATTCTCTAATGTAATTGAATATAAAAGAATATGGAAACTCGCTGGTCACAGGCCGATGGGTAACATAAGAAAACATTTTTCAGAATATGTACAGCAGATAGTAGAAGAAACTATTGACAAAAATGAAGATGGCACGTTATAATAGACACCTAGGCAACATTAGCTTAGTTGGTTAAAGCCCCGAACTCATAATTCGGTAATCGTAGGTTCAAGTCCTACATGTTGTACAGGGAGACTAAATGAATGAAGAAGAGCACGATGCAAGGATTGCTTACTATTTAGAAATAGGTGCAATAAGTTTTGAGGGCGTTGACGAAAGCGGCGAGATAATTTATTCAATTAGCGATAGGGCAAAAGAGTTAGCCCCAGACCTGTGGCAATCGCACACAGAATATGTAGACAAGTCATTAATTGAGTTGTTTGAGCAAGGCTTAGTAGAAATTGAATACAATGAAAATCTAGAAGCAACTATTCATATTACCCCTGAAGGACAAAAGATTGCAAGAGAAAAAGGATTAATCGAGATGGATCTCAATCCAGATATCCCGAACGATTAATGAAATGCCTTCGTAGCTCAGAGGATAGAGCAGGACTCTTCTAAGGTCTTGGTCGCAGGTTCGACTCCTGCCGACGGCACAATGCGGATGTTGCATATTGGTAGTGCCTCTGCCTTCCAAGCAGAAGGGGTCAGTTCGATTCTGATCATCCGCTCCACTTTGGACCGACCAAAGAATAAATAACAGAAATGGTATACTAGTAATATGGCAGATAAAGAGCAAAAAGGTAATAGTAATAAAAAGAAAGAGCCCAAACTTTCTTTAAAAGAAAAACGTGTTATAAAACAAGCAAAGAAAAAGGATAAATAAAATGGCAGATACAACACACCCGCTAGCCGCAAAGGTTATAGCAGCAGCAAAAAAGTATGCTGATGAGGGATACGCAGAAGGACCAAATAACGATACAGTTTTTGGAAAGCGATACGGAATGAATCACCAACC